AAAGGGTCTGTATTGAATTGTTTCTCCTGATGATGGCAACTCAAGTTCATAAGTTGGCGTAGCAATTTTTGGTAAAGGCATAATAACCTATAGAATGTTTCAGTGTGATTATTTATTACTCTATTTCTACCTTCTCACCCCACCAAAATCATTAATCGTTACTGGTGACTCATCAATAACCTCTGGATTGATAATTCGTCCATTAATATCACGTTGAATAGCAGGATTAAATTCTCCAATACCCAAACCAGCTCTTGCTCTTCTATCAAAATCTGCGTCAGAGAATCCAGGTCCAGCACTATTAATTGCTGCTTGTTCTATTGGTGTGGATCTGGCAGGTTGATCAGGAGCTTGTGGTGGGGGGTCATTAGTTTTATTTAGAATATACCTCACATAAGTCATACTCACTGTGCATTTTAATAAAGATGAACTATCATAAGAAACTGGCATTGATGTAATACTGATTGGATATGTTTTTATAAAATCATATTTTAAAGTCCCTCCTCGTGTTCCTTTTGCTCCACCATAACTACTTCTTTCGAATTTTGTAATGGATAATCCTTCAGCTTTATATTCGTCAATATATTCGAATCTATAAAAATATTCATGAGATTTTGATGTGATGTTTCCTCTTTCAGGTTGTGCGTTATCACTTGCTTCTTGTGCTATAAATTTCATCCATGTTTCAAAAACTCTAATCGGTAAATAATTTTCAGCATCAACATAAAAAGTAAAATCCACGCGATCATCATATATTCTACGATACGCATGTCTCTCTGTGACACCATGAAAATCTCCATTAATCTCAAAAGTCGCTAAATTTGATCCAGGGAGAGATGTCTCACAACACAATAGTTGCAATTTATCTAAATTAGGACCGCTTAAATTAACACCATTGTCATTTAAAAATCCTTTTTTGGTTAATTTTTCAGGAAGACCTATAGTTACCTCAAAATGAGAGGTAGTTGCCGGATGCAGTAACGTCGATTTGATTTGCGATATACTTCTGGTTCTAGGCATCTATAAATACTTTTTGACCTTATATATTATGTATGGGAGAAAGTATCAAAAGTAGATATAAACCATCTTATCCCAAGAAATACAAAGGTGATCCTAACAATATCATCTGTCGTAGTAGTTGGGAAAGAAAGTTTTGTCACTGGTGTGATTTAAATGAAAGTATTTTAGAGTGGGGTAGTGAAGAGTTTTATATTCCATATATCTCTCCTGTCGATAAAAGAGTTCATAAGTATTACCCAGACTTCATTATCAAAGTTAAGGAAAGCACAGGTCAAGTGAAGACTTATGTGATTGAGGTCAAACCCAAAAAGCAAACCAAACCACCTGTGAAAACAAGCAGAGTTACCAAGTCATATATTCACGAGTGTATTACATTTGAGGTCAATCAATCCAAGTGGAAAGCAGCAAGAGAGTTTTGTGCTGATCGAATGATTGAATTTAAGATTGTCACCGAAGAAGAACTTTTTGGTATTCGCTGATGGCAGAGGGTTTCGGTCAATATGTAGATACAGGCACGACAGCGAGAGTCAGAGAACTCAAAAAAAGAATATTAGAATCTGGAACGAATGATCCAGAAGATTTGATGCTTATTATTATGGAGTTGTTTACAGAAGAAGTATTATATCCAGAACCAGGAAAGTTTTATACCTTTATCTACAATCCTAAAACACCAGGTATTGAGTATGATCAACACCCATTGATTGCCTGCACTTCATTAGAGCGATGGGGATTTAAAGCGATTAACTTTCACTGGCAACAAGGAAGACAATACACTTGGAGTGAAGTTGCGGGTAAACTTCATACTATCAAATTTAATGAACTTGATGAGTTACTTGCGATACCATATGCAAAATTCCGTCTAAATAAATAAAAGTCCATATTCGATGGCAGTAACAACAAGTCCGGTTCAAAAAGTAGGGAATAATCATTATAAAACATCAGTGACTACAAACGCTGATGGATCTTTGTCTTCAACCACATTTAGAACTGATGCAAACGGGAATAATCCTGTGTCAGTTCAGACAACAAACGTTGATAAAAAAGGTGCAGCAACTCAAACTTTTGGTACGGGTGCCACAGCAGAAGAGAAAAAGGAATTTGCTGATCCAAAATCTCCACGGGGACAAGTATTATCGCAGCAAGTTGATAAGGCAAAGCCTTATGGAAACAGTCCCACAGCAGAACAAAAAGCACAACTAAACAAAGCAGGAGGTGGCTCTGGTAATACTGCTACTAATCCAACCGCAGAAGACTCCTCAAATAAAAATACAGATCCTGCAGCACGAGAAGCACTTAACAAAGAATTCAAAGCAAGGGATAAACAAGGAACAAGAACACAATATGAGGATCTAGTTTATCCTTTGGATTTAGCAGCAAGTCATCAAGATATAGTTAAGTTTTCTATTTTAAAATATGTGCCATCACTTTCAGAGGCTGGACGACAATCAGGTGGAGTATCAACATCGGGTAGAATCGTAACCCTTAAAGATGGCAAGCCAATAGTAAAGGGATCAGAGCGCCTTGGCACAATCACTCTACCTATTCCTTCTGGAATTAGTGATGGTAATAATGCTAGATGGCAAGAAGAAGGTTTAAATGAGTTACTAGAATCAGCTGCAGCGACGGCTAAATCTTTTTTTGAAGGAGGTCCAGATGCCGCCGCTGGAACGGTCGGTCAAGAGGCAAATAAAGTTACTAGTGATCCTAATGCCACAAAGCAGGCTATTACCAGTGTTCTTTTAAATTCATTAGGAAATAACAATGTTGCTGCGAGAGCATATGGAGCTGTCAATAACAATAATTTAGAAGTTCTTTTTAATGGTCCGGGGTTAAGAAGTTTTTCATTTACCTTTATGTTTTATCCAAGGAGTGAACCAGAAGCAATAAGAGTAAGAAAAATTATTCGCGCATTTAAACAATCAATGTCAGTAAAACGAAGTGCAAATTCTTTACTCTTAAAAGCACCACACACTTTTGCTATTTCATATTTAACCCCAGGAGACAATGGACAAATGAAAATACATCCATACTTAAATAAATTTAAAGAGTGTGCCCTAACTAATTGTAATGTTGATTACACTCCTGATGGAACATATATGACTTATGGAGGTGCTGAAAAGTCCATGACCTCTTATAGAATGTCATTAACATTCGCAGAACTTGAACCAATCTTTGATGATGAGTATGGAGATGATGGCGATGCTTTCGTAGGTTACTAAAATGCCAAACTACTTCGGATACATTCCAGATTTTGAATATGTTAGCAGACTACCAGATGCTCAGATATCAGATTATATTACTGTAAAAAATCTCTTTAAAAAAGGAAAACTTAGGGAGGATATCTTTCAGGATCTGACATTTTTTACAAAGTATCAAATTCAGGGAAATGATAGACCTGATAATGTTGCATTTGAAGTTTATGAAGATGCCAAATTAGATTGGATTGTTCTTCTATCAAATAATATTATCAATATTCAAACAGAGTGGCCCTTACCACAACAGCAGTTTGATAATTATCTATTAGACAAATATGGTGATTATAATACTCTTTATAATGGTATTCATCACTACGAAACCGTTGAGATAAAAAATAGTCAGGGTGTCGTCATTGTTCCTGCTGGACTTCAAGTTGAGTCCAATTATTCAGTTTCTTATTATGATTTTAATACTGATTTACAGGTAACAAGAGATAATACTGCTGAACCAGTTACAAATCTTGTTTATGAAGAAAGACTGGAAGATGCAAAGAGAAATATCTTCTTATTGAAACCAAGACTTGTAAGTGTTATATTTAATGATTTGGAAGAGATGATGCCATATAGACAGGGTTCCAGTCAGTATGTGACTGAAACCCTTAAAAGAGCTGATAATATCAGACTTTATACGTAATCACTCCTCAGCAAGACGCTGGAAGTAGGACAATGCATCATCTTCATCTTCATCGCTTGAAGACGAACTCACAGTTGGAAGTTCTGGTTCAACACGGCGAGGAGTAACTTCTGGAGTATAAGAACCACGGTCATTATCCTCATCCTCAACTTCCTCATCAAGGCGAGGACGAACAGAAGTTTTTTGACCTAGAACCAACTTGAGACGTGATTCCAGTTGTTCATAGGACTTGAACTGGTCTGGAGCAGTCACAGCAGAAAGAGAATACTGCTTCTTCCAAAGTCCTTCAAGAGCATCATCATCACTCAGAAGAGGAGCAACACGTTCAAACTCAGACTTATCATAGTTCCAGTAACCATCTTTCTTAACAATCTTCAGTTTGAAGTTTGCACCCTGCCAGAAGTCAAAGGGATTGATAGGAGTTTCATCCTCAAACTCAGGTTGCATTGCTTCCATAATCTTATCAAAGATCTTCTTACCATACTTGAATAGGAAGA